ACACAGGATGAGCGGAATGCAGATTGTTAGGTTGGTACTTGAATTATTAAAAGAATTATTGAGTTATGGTAAAAAAGCTGAAAAAGAGAAACTGGAAGCAGATATCAATGATCGCGCTGATAATAAGCGTGATTGGATTAGGAAACGGATGCAGGACACCGATCAAGCTGGACGCGACGAAGAGACTGATTCTTGATAATGAGAGAGGTTTTCAGGACGCATATATGGCATCTCCACAGGCTAAGTTGTTTGTTGAGGATTGTCTGGAACAGATAATCCAATATGAGAAAGATTTAGAAAAAGCCAGCGTTCGCAACTAACAACGCCTAAAAAAATTGCATAAAAGCAGCAGGACGCACCAAAAATGGGTGCGTCTTTTTTTATGAAAATGAAAGACCAACTGGAGTGTTTCTGCACGGACATCGAAAAACTGGTGGATCGCTATCAGGAAGAATTTGATTTAGACGATGCAACACTCATAGGAGGTCTTCAGATGTATTCATGTCTGATGTCATTACAGGCAATGGGTTACCTCCTCGGAGATGACGAGGAGGAAGATGAGGAAGATGACTTTACTATATGAAATCTCGTGATGAATTAAACGCATCAGTCCTACAAGATTTAGCAGACCGTAGCGTTTGGGATACCAGACAACGCATGTTTTATGAGATGCGTCACCATGGGTTAAGAAGAAAAAACAAACCTTGGCCCGGTGCATCAGATGTACATTTCCCACTGGTAGACACCACAATAAGCGAACTTAAACCTGCTTATTTCCAGCAGTTATTTGCTACAGACCTGATTGCCCAGTTCATTCCTACAACCCCACAGGTTGCAGAATACACAACAGCGGCGGCACAATGGTTTGATCATAAAATAAAGCAAAAGACTAATTTAGAGACAGAAGTCCTGAGTGCCGTTGATTCCATGCTTATGAGCGGGAATGGGGTAATGAAGATTCTGTGGGACAATAAAGCGAAGAGGCTTAATTATTATTCAATAGAACCACAGCATTTTGTCGTTCCTAGCTGGACCAGGAGTCTAGAAGAGGCAGACAGAATGTGTCATATTTCGGTTTACTCAGTTGATTCGTACAAACGGCAAAAGCACCTAAATCAAGATCCAGAAGTCATTACCCAGATTGCTGGGAGTTATAACAATGATGCCGGGGATATGGACACTGAGTACACCAAATTCGAGCGCGAAGGACTAACATTCACTGATGAATCAAAGATCATTGTTTGGGAGGTTTATTTCCGCGATGACAAGACTGGGGAGTGGTGCATTTGCACATTCTCACCTACTCAGCCTGATATTGATCTTAGACCCACAATGAAGATGCCATATAACCATGGCAAGCCACCATTTGTGGCTTTTCATTACGAGGTTAAAGATCCCGGTTTTTATTCAGCCAGAGGTGTAGTTGAACTTCAAGCAACCATGGAAGCTGATCTAACGAAGCTTCTTAATGACAAGAATGATTTTATGACTCTCGCAAACAGACCACTGTTTCGCGCTGAGAGAGATATGCCTAACACGGGCAATCTCAGGATGACACCTGGCAGCATCCTGCCATTTGGAATCCAACCAGTTGCACATCAGGCACCTCCAATTTCGTTTGATACTCAGATGAATGTCATGCGGGAATTGGCACAGAATAGAGTATCCACACCAGATTTTGGTCTAACTCAAACGCTACAGAATACTGAGAGGCGTACCGCAACTGAGATCCAAGCTATTGGAGGTTTGTATCAGCAAAGCAGTGATTTGCGGATGAGAATATTCCGTATTGCACTTGGCAAACTCTACCGCATGAGTTGGTCCGTTTTATTGCAATACGATAAGACTTCTTTGGATTATTGGTATTTAGACACTGCACAACAAATCCCACAGGAAGCACTGCATCAAAACTATGGCATTCAGCCAACTGGATCAGCAGATGGAGTGAATAAGCAGTTACTAATGCAGAAAGCAATCACTCGTTTTCAGATGTTTGCCAATGATCCGTTTATCGACCAAGGACAATTGCGGAAAACTATTCTTGAATCAGACGATGCCACTTTGGTTAAACGCTTATATCAAGATCCAATGGATCAACAAGCCACCCAGTCAGAAGATCAAGCGAACGAAATCACGTTCCTCAGACTTGGTTTCCCAGCAGTAGTTAAAGAGTCAGATGATGATGCGGTACACATTCAGACAGTTGTAAACTACATCAACAATCGATCTCAATCAGGTGCACAACCTGAGCCAGCAGAAGGACAAATGCTGGAGCAACATATCGCTCAACATTTAGAAGCTTTAAAAGAAAAAGATCCAAAAGCCGGGAGACAGATGGAAGTTGAATTGAAGAATTTATTTGCACAACTGCAACAAGCAGCAACGCAACAAGCACAACAAAATGCTGAACAAACTGAGGAGAATGTTGGGAGCGTTGAGGACATTGCGGCAGGTGCCCCAGTGGGTCAACCCGCCTGAATGGTCAAATGAACATGCTGTAAAGCTACAGCAATTCCTAAAATCTGAGACTGGTGTTGCATTGCAACAACACCTGAGAAACTTGCACATCACTAATTGTGATAGATTAATCTCAGCCCCAGCAGATTTGTCCTACAAGACGGGTCAAGCATTTGGCTTTAAATCTGCATTGGCAACAATAGACGGTCTAGCCGCGATAAGATCGCAACCGGAAGAAGTTGTCACAGGTGTGACCGACGACCTGGAATGGTTGAGGCAACCTAGTAATTAGAATTTATGTCTGAGGCTAAAACAGAAGCACCAGTCACGGTGGATAACGAGCGCGAGCAATTGCTACAAGCATTAGCGGAAGCTGATGATAACGCGTTCGATTTAACTGCGAAAACTACCTCGATGCCGCAGGTCGAGGAACCTGACACGGAGTCTGCCAAAGTGGAAGACACCCCCAGAGAAGAAGCACCGGAGCAACCGGGAGAGGAAGAGTCACAAGAAACTGAGGAGGAGGAACAACCCAAATCCAAGTATTCTAGGACTAAAAAAGCACAGGACCGGGCAAACAAATCTTGGCGTGAAGTCAATGAGGCGAAAGCTAAATTGAAAAAAGAACGTGAAGAGTTGGATGCTCGTAAAAAAGCGTATGAGGATGGACACCAGCAAAGTCTGGAAGAGATCCAACAGCGCACCAATAACAGTCGTTTTTCACCTGATGAGTATGAGTCAGTGGCTCAGGAATTTGAAGATGAAGGCGATCATGCCAATGCTGAGGCGGCACGAAAAGCAGCACAGCAAGCTAGGCAAGCTGCAAATGAACAGCAGCAGAAGAAACAACAGGCTGACTTTGTGTCCAAGTGGGATACAAATTGGAAACAAGCCACTTCTGCACACAAAGACTTGAATGATCAAGACAGCGAACTGTTCAAAAAAGTTGGCCAATTATTGGAGAAAAAACCTGTTCTTACTCAATACCCAGATGGGATCACAGATGCCGTCGAAGCGGCGGCAATGTATCTCAGAGCAAACCGATCTTCTGATCTGGAAAAACAGGTCAGCGACTTAAAAAAACAAGTTGCTGAGTACGAAGAGAAATTAACACTGAACGGTAGCCAACCCGGCAACGTGTTGCAGGTTGAATCATTTAGCAATCTTCCCGTGGAAAAACAACGGGCGGAGTTGGTTAAAGCGATGCAAAGTGCAGACGAGTCAGGTGTTGGCATGTTCGCAAATTAAAATAAAACGATATGGCAGGAACAACTCTCACGACTACGGGGTCATCAACAGCAGGACCAGAGTCAACACTACAAGATTATTTCAATAAGAAATTACTTGAGCAAACTCTAAAGACAATTGTCTTGGATCAGTTTGCCTATAAATCACCTCTCCCCGCAAAAGCTGGGCACAAATCGGTACGGTTCTTCCGTTACCCAGAATCAGAAACTACTAATGTGCAAACAATGGCTGAAGGCACATTAGTTACACTTGGTAATTCCAAGCAATTGTCAATGACCACTGTAGACGTAGATCTCGCTCAATATGGACAGACAGTTACAATTTCGGATTTATTGAGTAATGTGGAATTGTTTAACACAATGGAGCAAGCAACTGTCCAAAATGGACAGGATGCATCATTAAAAGTTGACGAATTACTCCGCAACACACTTGGTGACTCTACTGCAACTCAAGCACGTTATGCTGGTGCAGCTACATCATATGCCACTGTCGGTGGTACTGATGATGCAATGACCGCATTGGACATTCTTGATGCTTGCACAAATCTACGAGTCAACAACGCTCGTCCATCAAACGGTTACTTCACTGCTATCATGGCACCAGAAGTTGCTCGTGATTTGATGAACGACGATGATTGGTTGGAAGCAAGCAAGTACGGTGCACCAGATCAGCTATTCCGTGGTGAAGCTGGGAGGTATGCCGGGTGCCGCGTGGTAACCACAACGAACCCATACAGGCAGAACACTCAACGCACTTACAATGCTGCTGGTACTAAATACAGCACATTTGTTGTGGGTGACCAGGCATATGGTGGTGTGAACCTAGCTACAATGAGTGCTTACTCGCCTAAGATGATCATTGCTCAAGGACCAGATAAAACTGATCCATTGGCTCAGTTCACTACTGTCGGGTTCAAGTTCTATTATGGTTCTACCATATTGAATGGTGCTCATGCAGTGAACATCTACTCAGTCACTAACTATAGCTAATCAATTTGACTGGGGGGTTAATAGCCTCCCAGTCTCTTTTTAATTATGCCAAAAGTAGAAATACCCATTACCTCACTGCAAATTGCAGATGAAGAAGGTGTGATGGTTCTTCCAGAAGTGGGAGATGCCGTCAGTTTTACCATTGAAGGATCTGTTGAATCACTTGGAGACGAGTATGCAACAGTTGGAATGGAAACTGTTAATGGTGAACCAGCATACCCGGAAGAAGAGGTCGTGGAAGAATCAGTTGAGGTGGAAGCACCATCCAGAGATGAGATGATTGCGACCATGCAAGAATTAGATCAGGCACAAGGATTATAATAATGAGTACATCAAACATAGGTAACCCAATTCAAGGCCGCCGATTGAAAAGCGGAAATAGTGGTCAGGAAGCAATTGCTATAAAAGCAGATAACGGTGACACAAGTACCGCTGGTTCTGCTACTCCATTCTTGGAGTTTACAAACGCTAAAATAGATGGTGCAGACAAAGACGGTAGCACCAACTTAACAGTATATGCTGTATCTGGATTGACTCCAGGTGCCACTGATGTTGAAGGCGTTTTGTGCAGCATCAACGGTGTTAAATATTGGATACCAGTCTACAAAGCTGATTAATGCCACTGGTTGAGTTTAAGAATCACGAGACAGGTGAGATCAAAGAATTTTTGGTCTCATCTGATCTCGATAATTTTAGTGATGGCACAGGAACCTGGGCGAAAGTTGAGGTTCCTACGAGTTTCGCCATTGGAGGTATGAAGCAAGCACCGTCTCAGAAGCAGATGATGAAGAGTGGATACCACCGACAAGAAAACTCAAAGAAAGGCTGGAAGAGTGAATACTCCCGGCAAAAAGTAAAAAAGATTTGGGGATTATAAAACATGGCACGACAAAACGACACACTGGCGAATTTCGGAGCAACAACTAACGAGGAACTGAGTGTTTCTACCAGTAGCACAGCACCAAGCAACACTGCATTGAAGACTGAGTCATCACCTGCATTTCTGCTATTGCAGAATGTTGGGACCGTCCCAATTTTCTATCGGTTGACTCCTGATGCTGACAGTTCAACTTGCACAACTGCAAGTGGTAACTACACAGGAA